TGCTACTGGAGATATAGATCAAAAAAATATAGCATTAGATAATTTAAAAAATAAATTTGAAAGTCAAAATTTTAAAGAATTATTTGGTTCTAAAGCTAAACTAATAGAATTTCAAACTTACGAAGGCGTTGATGTTTTAGAATTTAGTTCTGATTTAGAAAATGATGCTATTGAAACTTTTACAAAAATCTCTGCTAAAAATAAAGAAGGTTTTTTATTTTATAAAAATTTATCTCCACAAAAAAGAATGCAACTAGAAAATTCTGCTACCAATGCAGCAAAGTCTAAATCTGTTCAAGAAATGAATAAATATTTTGCTTCTGCAAAAATTGGAGAAACAACAAATTATACTAAAGAAAAATTACTTAAACCCTTTATTGGTACTCCAGAATATGATGGTTATTATGAAACATTAACGATTAGTGATATTGTTAGAGATAATTCTGTTGCTATTAAAGATGCTGAGTATGGCGAAGAATTTAATGTTATTAAAAACATTGAAGTAACTGGCGATCATTTACCATTTAAAGAAAAATTTACAAAAATAAAAAAAGATGCTGCGGGTTACTACATTGAAAATAATAATGATTTAAAAGTTCTTGAAAAAGAAATTAATTTATCTGAAGGCACAGATAATATTGAAAGAACACAAACTTTAGTTGAAGAAAGATCTCATTTATTAGAAGCTATTTATAATGAGAAAAAAGTTCCTTTACCTTTAAGAAAATATATTTCTGATAATGAAGCCGTAGGTATTGTTTCACAATTTAATTCAATCGTTAATGTTGATGAAAAAATTAATTATTTATTAGGATTGGGCGAAAAATATGGAACTAAAATGCCAGAAATATATAATCACTTGCAAGACAGAAATTTACCACCTGGAGCAGCAGTTATTTTAAGTACCAACGATCGTGATTTACAAAGATCTATTGCTGAAGGTTTTAATCTTGAATCTTTAGAAACAAATTTAAAAACTGCAAAAGCTCTTAAACAAACTGATTTAGAAGATATTAAAATAAAAATACAAGCAGCATTTCAAGATGGAGGTTATGGAGAAGTTGTTAATGCACAACCCCAAGGATCACAAAAACAAGCAGAACATATTAACGGAGTTGTAGATAGTTTATACCAAGCTACTCTTTATAAAATGTTTAATGAAAATATGAGTGCAGATACAGCGGTAGATAAAATGATTGTAGCTCATGCTGGAGATTATATTTTTAAAGATACTTATTGGATACCAAACGACATTAATGGAACTGATGTTAATGAACATCACATTCAAAGAAAAGTAGAATTTATTTTAGATTCAATTCAACAAACAGATTATTTAAACCAAATAGATTTAAGTCATTACGGAAATTTAGAAAGTGATGTTTTAAATGAGGATAGAGCATTTGTTGTTGGGTCATTAGATAGTAAATTTGAAAAAATGACACCAGAAAAAATTCAAGAAATAATGGTTAATGATATTAAAAATAATGGTAAATTTTATCTTAACGAAAATGGCGATGGTTTAAAATTATATGTCACTAGAACAGATGGCAGTTTTATTCCCGTAATGGATGCTGCTGGTACAAAAATAGAAATGAAATTTTTAGATTTATCTACCAATTTACCAATCACAAATACTCCATTTAATTACGATGATTTAGAGTTAGAAGAACTAGCAACGGGTTCATAATATGCAAAATGTAAAATTTAATACTTTTAAAACTCCAGAACACGTTATTAACAATGCAGCAAATACAGCAAATGTTGGTTTATGGGAAGCCACTAAAACTTCTGCTTATCAAGCCTGGAACTTTAACCCTACGTCATCAATTTTTAGAGCCTTTGAACAACAAGCAGCAGAAAGATTTGATGATACAATTTTATCTAAAGAAGATTTAAATAGAGACTACGCTGGTCTAGGATTATTTTTTGAAGAAGATACTAGAAAAGGAATGGTTGATTATTTAGTTCAAAGAAAAAAAATAGAAAGAGCAAGATCACAAACACTATCAAAAGCTCCACAAAGTTTAGGTGCTAAAGGTGTATATCTTGGTGCTGGTTTAATTACATCATTTGGAGATCCAATAAATATTGCAGCATCATTTATACCCGTAGTAAGAGAGGCTAGATTTGCTAGTTTAGTTGCAAAACTTGGAGCAACAAGAGCAAGAATGACTAAAGGTGCTATTGAAGGTTTTGTTGGTAACGCATTAGTTGAGCCTATTGTATATAAAGTCGCAAAATCTGAACAAGCTGATTATGATTATCAAGATAGTATTTTAAATTTAGTTGCGGGTACAGTTCTTGGTTCTGGTTTACACGTTGGTTTTGGTAGAGTTGGCGATGCTATAGCTAAAGCTAGAGGTAAAGATAATATTTATCAAAGACTTGCCAAATCACATCCAGAATTTAAAGAAGAATTATTTAATCACACTCTTAATAAAGTTTTAAATAATGAAAAAGTTAATACTGGCGAAGTTATAAATTCAAGTCGATTAAACAATCAAGATTTAATTGATATTGATAATACTAAAGCCAGACTTAAAAAAGATTTAGCTGACAATAGAAGAAAACTTAATGATGAAGGGGAGCAAATATTTAAAGATAAGCAAGATGTTAAAGCAAAATTAGCAGCTTTAAAAATGTTAGATCCTAAAAGAAAATTAAAATATATTGGTAATCTTAAAAAAATTAAAGAATTAGAAAATCAATTAAAAGATTTAGAAGCTAGAGAAAAAGCAGTAGTAGAAAAAGTTGTTAAAGAAAACGCAGTTAGTAGTAGAGTTAAAAATACTACATTAACTAGCGATGATACTTCTATAAACCCAAACAAAATAGATAAAAGCACAGAAAATAATGCAGTTCAAAGCGAAGAAATTGAAGCTGAAGATTTATCTTTGCAAGCTCAAAATATGGAAAAACAATTAAACAATGAAGCAATCTCTCAATTTGTTGCTGAAAATAATGTAGAAATGAAAATAATTAATAACAAGATTAAACAAAAATCAAAAATTAGAGACGCTATTAAAGCTGGTGCTAATTGTGTGTTTAGGAGAAATTAATGGCTATTGATAAATGTTTATTAGAAATTAAAAATGTTGTTAAAGATTTATTAACAGATGATGAAATAAATATAGTATTAACTAAAATAAGATCAAAAATAGCTACTGAACAAGCCTTAAAAAAATCAGATATAAACGAAAAGAAAATTGCACAAGGCGCAATAGATGAGATAGAAATGGCACAAGCCATTAACAAAAGAAATTTAGCTGACGATACAATTAAAATTATTGCTAAAGCAAATCATATAATAGAAAATTTTAAAGATCCCATTAAAGGTGTAAAGGCTTTATTGGTAAGTATTGAAGATTATGGGTCTGGTGCAAGAAAATCTATTGGTAATGAACAAGTTGCTTTAGAAGAAAAATTTTTAACAGATTTTTTTACTGATTTAGAAAAGGCTGGTGTAACAGATATTTTTACAAGTGGTAAATTTGAACCAGAAATTTATAGAGAACTTGCAGAAATTGGTAGTACAAAATCTAAAGAAGCAAGAGCCGTAGCACAAGTAATGATGAAACATTCTGAAATAATAAGAACTTCATTAAATAATTATGGAGCTAACATTGGTAAGTTAGATGATTGGCTTACATCACAATACCATGATCCAGATAAATTAAATGGTGCAGCTGGTAGAACTGTTACTAATTGGCGAGAGCATCAAGTAGCCTGGAGAGATTATATTAAAACAGAATTAGATTTAGAAAGAACTTTTAGCGGTTCAAAAAATGTAGATGAAATATTAGATCAAATGTATTTAAGTTTAAGATCTGGTATTTTTTTTAAAAGTGAAGGTTTAGAAGGTGTTTATGGATCATCTAGTCTTGCTAAAAAATTAAGTGGCGAAAGAGTTTTACACTTTAAAGATGCTGATGCTAGAATGAGATACGACAGAAAGTTTGGCTCTGACACTTTAAGAGAAAGTATTGTTCATGGTTTACAATTATCAGCAAGAAATATTGGTTTGATGAATGGTTTAGGAACAAAACCAAAAGCTAATTTTGAAAAACTATTAACAATTTTACAAAAACATTATGTCAAACAAGATCCTAAATTTGATGGTAAATTAAAATACGATCAATTTAAAAATGAATTTATGGAAATTGATGGTTCTGTTTATCAAGTAGATAATGCTACGGGTGCTAGAATTGGTATGGCACTTAGGTTTTTTCAAGGAACGGGTAAATTAGGTTTTGCAACTATTTCATCCTTTGCTGATTTAGCAACTTATATGACAGAAACTCGTTTCCAAGGTAGAGGATTATTTACGGGTTTAGCTGAAGCGTTGGGTCAAATGACGGGTGTAGGTAAAGCAGCTAAAGAAGTTCAAGATGTTTTACAAGTTATGAGTAATACAACTGTTGGTACAATGAACCAAAAAATGTCTATGCGTGGAGATATGACGGGAAAATTTGCATCATTATCTAATTTATTTTACCGAATGAATGGTTTGAATTGGTGGACAAGTAATCTTAAATCAGCAATGACTACTGGTGTAGCTCGTATGTATGGAATGAAAAAAAATTTAAGTTTAGATAAATTAACGACTAGAGAAAGAAATATTTTAACTTTATATACTATTGATAGCGGTAAATGGGATATGTTAAGAACTATCTCTGCATTAGAAGCAGATGGTAAAACTTATATTACTGCTGAACGAGTTAGCGATATACCAATAGAAAGTATTGATGCTTACTTGGGTAGGAAAGTTTCTAAAAGACAAGCTGATAATTTTAGAATGGATTTACAAATAAGTTATCGTAATCTTTTATTAGATAGAGCTATGCACGGAACACCAGAACCCGATGCAGCAGTTAGAGCTTCATTAAGTAGAGGTTGGAAAAGAGGAACTGCTGAAGGAGAAATGATGAGATTGTTTATACAATTTAAACAGTTTCCAGTTTCTATTTGGCAAAAAGTAGTGGGTAGAGAAATGAGAGGTTATTCTCCAGATGAAAGTAAAAAATTAATTGGTAGTTTAAGTAGATCGGGTGCTATTGGTTTAACTTCTATGATTATTATGGGAACTATGATGGGTACTATGTCATTAGCTACAAAAGATTTATTAAAAGGTAAAACTCCAAGAGATTTTTCTAAAAAAGAAAATTGGTTTGCTGCATTTGTTCAAGGGGGTGGTTTAGGTATATATGGAGATTTTTTATATTCTGAATTTAAAAACAGTTATGGTGGAGGTTTAGCTGAAACTGCTGCGGGGCCATTTATAGGAGATTTATCAAGGTTTCTTAAAATGCTTTCTAAATTTGATAATCCAAAAGGAATGAGTAAAGATCTTTTATCAATCGTTGAAGGTAATACGCCTTTTTTAAACCTTTATTATACTAAATCTATCTATGATTATCTTATTGGACATCAACTAAAAGAATATTTAGATCCAGGTTATTTTAGAAGAATGAGACGAAGAAACGAGAAAAATCAAGGTTCAAGTTATTTTTTAACACCTTAAATTAACCATAGACAATAAAGTCTTTTTTAAATAAAGAGAAACATAGTGTAGGAGTTTCATGCCTACAAAATCACTTTCTCACAACCCAAAGTAAAAATTATGACTATAAGCACGACTACTATTAAAAATAGTTTTTCTGGAGACGGATCTACTGTTGCATTTACATACACATTTCCAATCAATACTACATCTGAAATTTTAGTTATTGAAAGATCTGCTACTGGAACCGAAACAATTAGAGCAGAAGGAACTGGATCTACTAATTATGGAATAGCTAATAATGGAGCTGCGGGTGGTATTGTAACTATGGTTACTGCGCCAGTAAGTGGTGTAACTTTAATTTTAAGACGTAATACAGATCTTACTCAAGAAACAGATTATGTAGCTAATGATCCTTTTCCAGCAGAAACTCACGAAGATGCTTTGGATAAACTTCAAATGCAAACACAAGAATTACAAGAACAAGCAGATAGATCATTTAAAGTTTCAAGAACAACATCTATTACAACATCAGAATTTACAGAAGATGCTGCAACTAGAGCATCAAAAGCATTAGGATTTGATAGTGATGGTAACTTGACAACTGTTGCTGATTTCTTACCCGCTGGAGGAGACAGCGCACAGTTTACTTATTCAACAACTGTAACTGATGCCGATCCTGGAAGTGGATTTATTAGATTTAATAACACAACTATTTCTTCAGCTACTATTGCTTACATCGATGATGCTGAAGCTAATGGAACAGATGTTGTAGCTTGGGTACAATCATTTGACGATGTTGCTGCTAATCCTACAAATAGAGGCAGAATTAGAGTTTCAAAAGCAAACACATTAGATACATGGCACGTCTTTAGAGTTAATGCTGCGGTTACAGATGCCTCTGGTTATACAAAAATTCCTTTAACTTATATTGATGGTGCTGGAACTATAGCTAACAATGATAAAGTATTTGTAAGTTTTGTTTCAAGTGGAGAAGATGGTGTATCTCCAGGCTATTTTTATAAGTTTGCAACATCAACTACAGACGGAGATCCTGGAGCTGGAATATTACGTTTTGATAATGCTACTTATGCAAGTGTAACTGAAATTTATATTGATGACGCAGATCAACATGGTGGAGCAACTAACGCTGATACTTTAACGTGGGGTAGTTCAACTGCTGGTCATAAAGGATTTATTCAAATTGTTGATGTAAATGATAAAGCTACATATGTTAAATTTAAAGTAACGGGTGCTTCAACAGATGCTTCTGGTTATAATAAACTAACAGTAGTTCATGTAACATCAAATAATACATTTTCAGCAGATGATGAATTGTCTGTTCACTTTACAGCATCTGGAAATGATGGTGCTATACCTGGTTACGAATATACTTTTGATACTACAACAACTGATGCTGATCCAGGAGCTGGTGACGTAAGATTTAATAACGCAACATACGCAAATGTTACAGAAATATATCTTGATGATGACGATGCTAATGGTGTAACCACACAAGCAGACACCGCTACTTGGGGATCAAGTACAAGTACAATAAAAGGTTTCCTTCACATATCAGATACTAACGATCACAGCACATACGCAAGATTTAAAATTACAGCAGCTGTAACTGATGCTTCTGGCTATAATAAAATTACTGTAGTTCATCTAGCTTCATCAAATACTTTTAGTGCTGGAGATAATTTATCAGTTCACTTTACAAGAACTGGATTAAAAGGTGATACTGGTTCTACTGGTTCACAAGGTATTCAAGGAGCAACTGGTGCTACTGGTGATGTATCACTTGCTGGCACACAAACTCTTACAAACAAAACTTTAACATTACCAAAAATTGCAGAAATAGTTTCTTTAGGTTCTGGAGATATTACACTTGATGCCGAAGCAGACATTAATTTAGAAGCTGCAACAGATGTTAATATACCAGCTAATGTTGGTTTAACATTTGGTGATGATGGCGAAAAAATTGAAGGTAATGGAACTCTTTTAACTATTTCTTCAAGTCAAAATCTTGTACTAGATGCTGCAAATGATTTAAAATTAGATGCTGGTAGTGGAAATATATATGTTATAGATGATGGTGGAATTTATGGTCATATTTTAAGATCTGGTTCAAATGCTTTTAAACTTCGAAGTTATGTATCAGATGCAGATTTAATACTTGAAGGTAGTGATGGTGGATCAGTTATTGCAGCATTAACTTTAGATATGTCAGCAGCTGGTGCTGCTACATTTAATAGTACAGTTACTACAACAGGATTAACTTTAGGAAGTACAGCGGTAACTTCAACAGCAGCAGAACTTAATATATTAGATGCTTTAGATAGAGGAAGTATTGTTTATGGTAATGCTAGTGGTGTAACAGCAGTTTTAAATAATGGATCAAACGGTCAATTTTTAACAACAGATGGTACTGATATTTCTTGGGGTGCTGGATCATCAGCAGACTTTGGAGCAATAGGAGAACACGCTTTACCAACAGCAGATGATACTTATGATTTAGGAAGTGCATCAAGGCAATGGAGAAACATTTATACTGGAGATTTACATCTATCTAATGAAAGTAAAGCTGAAGGTAATGTAGTTGATGGCACAACTGGAAATTGGACTATTCAAGAAGGTGCAGAAGAACTTTATATCCTTAATAATAAATCAGGAAAAAAATATAAGTTTAAATTAGAGGAAGTTTAAACATGGCAATTATTTCTAATGCAGTAACGATTGCAGATGCTGGTGCATTTTCAGTTAGTCTAGGCTCAATGGTTCATATTAAAACTTTAACTGCAAGTAGTTCAGCTACATTAAGTTTTGTTGATGGAGCAGATAGTGTAGTCTTGGATAGCACATATCCGATTTACAGATTTTCTTTTATTAATATTCACCCAGCTACAGATAATACTCAATTTATGTTTAATTTTAGTGTAGATACTGGAAGTAATTATAATGTTTCTAAAACTCATACTGTTCTAGACGCTTATCATAGTGAAGATGGTAGTGATTCGTTATTAGGATATTCAACAGCACATGATATGACTGGTACTGGATTTGCAAAATTTAATTATAATACTGGAAACGATGCAGATCAATCTGTAAGTGGAAATTTTACTATATTTAATCCGAGTTCTACAACTTTTGTTAAACATTATATTGGAGATACAAGCACCATACTTAATGTAGATTATAACAGACACGCATTGGTAGCTGGTTATGGAAACAGTACAAGTGCTGTAAATTCTGTTCAATTTAAAATGAATAGTGGAAATATAGATGCTGGCAAAATTAAACTCTACGGAATAAAGGATAGTTAAAATGGCTTTACACTCATTACATTCGTATAAAGAAATAAGAGGTATCTCATGGCAGTAGTATCAAACGGAACAACTATAATAGATGCTGGTGCTTTAGGAAGTGGAGTAGCAACTGGTAAAATGACTTTAATTAAAACCTTAACTGCTTCAAGTAGTGCTAATTTATCATTCGTAGATGGTGCAGCTTCTGTAGTCTTAGATGATACTTATGACAGTTATGTATTTAAGTTTATTAATATTCACCCAGCTACAGATAGTGCAGATATTATGATGAATTTTTCTGTTGATAGTGGCTCAAATTATAATGTTACAAAAACTAGTTCACAGTTTAGAGCTTATCATGATGAGGCAGATTCAGCAACATCTCTTGCTTATGAGCCAAGTGGCGATATGGCTCAAGGAACTGGTGATTTGAATATTTTATTTAATATTGGAAATGGTAATGACGAATGTGGAGCTGGTACTTTAACCATCTATAATCCATCTGACACTACGTTTGTAAAACATTTTATAGCAACTATGCAAAGATATGATGGTGCAAATTATTCTGTCAACCAGTTTACAGCTGGGTACGGAAATACTCAAAGTGCAGTTGATTCTATTAGATTTCAAATGGATTCTGGCAACATAGATTCAGGAGTAATAAAATTATATGGGATTGGGGGATAAATGGCTTTAATTAGTAATGGTTCAACAGTATTTGATAATGGCTCTATGGCTTCTGGTTTTGGTGGTAGCATGGTATTTATTAAAAAGCTAACAGCTTCTAGTTCTGCTACTTTATCTTTTGTTGATGGTGCAAGTGGAGTTGTTTTAGATGATACTTATAAGGAGTATTACTTTACATTTAATAATATCCATGCTGCAACAAAAGGTGCAGATTTACAATTTAATTTTAGTGTAGATACTGGAAGTAATTATAATATAGCAAAAACAACCACTATGATTAGAATTTTACATGGCGAAGATGGTAGTTCTGGCTCACTAGGATATTATGACAGCATGGATTTAGCGCAAGGAACTGGATTTCAACCTTTGTTTGCAGATATAAATAATGGAAATGATGATAGTGGAAGTGGATCTATGCAACTTTTTAATCCATCATCAACTACATTTGTTAAACATTATTTAAGTAATTTACAAATTTCACACGAAACACCACGATCTATGAATTGGTTAAGTGCTGGTTATGGAAACAGTACAAGTGCTGTAAATTCTGTTCAATTTAAATTTGATAGTGGCAACATAGACGCTGGAGATATTTGCCTTTATGGTATTGCTTAGAATTTCAATACCTATCGGTATCGCTTAACAACTAACAACAACAATTAACAAGGAATAAATTATGCCAAGATTTCATAATATAAACGGAAATAATGTACAGTTCACAGCAGAAGAAGAAACTGCTAGAGACAATGAAGAAGCAGCTGTATTAGCCGCTGCTCCAGCAAGAGCATTAGCTGATCTAAGATCTAAAAGAAATAGATTGATTGCTGAAACAGATTACCTGGCTTTATCTGATGCAACTTTAACGTCTGCTATGACTACTTACAGACAAGCATTAAGAGATTTACCAGATGGTAAAGATACAGTTGTTAAGTGTGAGAATGCTACATGGCCAACTAAACCTTAAAATTTTAAAGGTTATATGAATGACAAAAAAGAATAACCAACATTCTAATGTTCAAGATCATAATGGAATAAGAATATCTTATCACGAAAAGGTTTGTGCTGAACGAATGAAAACTTTGTTCAAAGCAATCGATGATATGAGTAAAGATATTAAATCATTAAAATCAGATATGAATAAGGGTAAAGGTGGTGCTGCAATACTATTACTATTAGGCGGTATCATT